GGAAAGGAGGTGATACCAAGGTTAACAGTCTTGGCTTCTTTTCTTGATATGTTTGCCATGTCCGCAACCATTTGATGAAAGTCTGCTTTACCTTCATTATACATGGTTACCACCTCATCTATCAAAGGATGCCTAAGTCCATCAGAGGGTTTGGCACAATAGTGAGCCAACCACCTTGGTTCTTGTGACGCATAATCAAAAGATCCCCACTTACATCCTTCCTCTGGAATAAACAATCCTCTAATAGCTTTCTTGATTTCTAAGTCTCTAGATGGTATTTGTTGTAGATTAGGATTACTGGAACTAAAACGACCCGTAACAGTTCCACCATCGTCTGTTCGGAGAGGATGAAAGTCACAATGTATACGACCATCATGAGCATGATTAAGAATAGTTTCTACAAAAGTAGTATTTGCTTTGTTAAGTTCTCTAATCTTTACTATCTTTTTAGCAACGGGATGAGAATGGTGAGAGAGAAACTGTTTTGTGAAAGAGGGAAACCTCATCTTTTCTGTGCGAGAATACTCAAGTCCAAAAAAGTCAAAGACCTTTGCTATAGATGCGCTGACCCAAGGTTCAATCGCAACCCCAGTATCTTTGAGTATCTCATCAAGTAGTTTTTTCTCTTGCGCTGCCATTTGTTTTTTTATTTTTTCTGCTTGATCTAAGTCAACACGCACACCTCTTGTCTTCATTTCTAACATCACTGGTATTAATGAAGATTCTAGTTCAAAGATACTCGTGCATTCTTCTCTTTCTAATATTGGCAATAAATGATCATACAATCTCAACGTAACTGCAGCATCTTGTTCTGCATATGCTCCTACATATTTAGCAGGTAATTTATACATCTCTGCTTTTGGATCTACTCCAAATTCACTTGCAGCATTTCTTAAAGTTTTTTCACTCTTGTATTCTTGTAAATAGTCAATCACTAAACTATTTAAGTTATAGAACCTTCTGTTCTCATCAATCAAAGGAGCCATGATCATTGTATCTAGTATGGGACCTTTGACCTCTATACCCTCTGCTCGTAACCAACCTAAATCATACATAGAGTTATGAAAGATTTTAGGAATGTTTGGAGTATCCATCTGTTTTTTAAACCATCTAAAAACAGTTTTTGAATCTATATTACCTTGTGAATGTCTTATAGGATAATAACCTCTAAAATCACCTGCAGCGACTGCAATACCAATTATATATCCATCTTTTCTACACCACCCAGGCCCTAACTTTATTAAGTTTGGATCTCTAGTTTCTAAGTCAACTGCAATGCGAGATGCTTTTGTTAAATCTGGAAAGTCACTTGGAGGAGACCAATCAAAGTCTATGTTTCCCCAGGACAGATCTTTTATATCTTGATCAATAAAATGATACTGATGATCTTTATTTGTCATTTTTTTCTTTCTCTGCAAACTCTCCACCAAGAGCAGAATAGCCTCCAATATCAATCCAACTGTCAGTTTTTTTAGGCGAGTAAATTAATCTAGCTATTTTCAAAAGTAACAAACATAGTACAACTTGAAAAACTGTTACCTCTTTGCCAAATACAACAGACCATAAATCTGCTATTCTCTTATGATTCTCATATGCAGGCCCATAGTCTTCGGCTCTGTCTATGTTAATAAGTTCTATTGCTTGTTTTAAAATTTCTTCTCTGTTCATAACTGATATCCGCTTTCACTTTTACTTTCAACTATATGGAGGGACTTACGAGCACGAGTCGCTCCGACATAAAATACTCTGTGCTCACTATCTTCATCTCCTTTTTCCTTTATTAACTTAGGGCAGTCAAGGATTAATGCCACATTATCTGCCTCTCCACCTTTAGCTTTATGTATTGTTGATAAACGAATTCTAGGTTTCTTTGTTAATATTCTCTCTCCTCTTCTTCTTGCCGAGGTAATATATATTCTTTGTTGATCCGTCATACTTAGGACATCGTACCACATCATTTCTTTGTTCAAGTTTAAAAGAGATCCCAACTCGCTGTTTAATAAATCGTCCAAAGTATATGTTCTGCTTTGGTCTAGTTGCTCTATCTTTCTTTTTCCACCATATTCTATTATTCCCTTTTTTGTTCTTTTCGAAAACTCTACCCAATTTTGTACACTTAGACTTTGATCTTTGCATAATTGTATCCACACCTCTATACTGTTAATTAACTGTTCAGACACAGACCATCCAGATCCCTCCCTCCAGAACATGTATCCCTCATCTTGTAGTTTATTTCCTATATCAGAAAGTATTCTGTTCGTTCTCGCCAATACATACCACTCTCCTTTGCTAAAATTTATATCCATGGCATTGTAATAATAAGAAACACTGCCCTCCTCTTCTTTTGGTCTGTATTCCTTTTGTTTTCTTGTTTGAACTTTTTGTATTATATCTTTTGCAACAGACCAGACAGTGTATGGAACTCTATAAGATTGATCTAGTACAATGGATTCTTTTGCACAGTTTAAAAAATGATTTACGTTTGCGCCTGCCCAATTGAAAATACATTGATCGTCATCCCCAGCATAGTAAGCCTTTTTAGCATTAGGTAACAAACACTCCTTGACCATTCTCCATTGAATAGGAACTAGATCTTGTGCCTCATCTACAATTAATAAATCTAAATCTGGACCAGTTCCTTGTTCTAAAAATTTAAGGAGCATGTCTGTAAAATCTAACTTGAAATGTTTCTTTTTAAAATCTTGATAGCCTTCTGCAACTGTAGGCATGTATGCTCTCTTCAAAGACATGTCTCCAAAAGAATCAAACTCTTTCATTAGATCAGTGCCTTTTAACCTAGACATGTTATATACATAAAAATATTTATCCCCATCACTTGACCCAGGTGTAAACATGTCTCCTTCTTCTATATTTATTTTCTCTTCTTTTCTAAAAGATATACCTAGTTTTTTACCTATGAATCTCATGTCGGCAGATTTGATAACATCTTCGGATTTCATTCCAACCCAACGAAAAGCAAGAGAGTGTAGTGTTCTAAAGTGAGGAAAATATTTTTGATCTAAATTAAATTTAGCACAAGCTCTGTCAATAGCTTCTTGTGCAGCTTTTCTTGTAAAAGATAAAAAAGCTATTCTTTGTGGATCAACTCCATCTGCAATAGCTTCTTCTATAATATTTAAAAGTTTTGTTGTTTTACCCGTTCCAGGTGGTCCATAGATTGCCGTTTCATTACTCACTTTCTATCTCCTTGTCCTTTGTTTCTACCCGTTTGTTTTTTAGGTTTATCTTCTTTGAAGCACACTCCTTTTGCATAAATTTTAACTGCCTCTGGGTGTATCCTCCACAGTTCTTCTACTACATAATCCTCTATCAGTTTCTTATCTTTGGTGCATTCGTCCATGTCTTTAAAAACTACACCAGGGTTCCAAAAACTGCACTTACTCTTACCACCTTTGTATCTGCATTCCTCAACTATGATTGTGCAAAAAGCTATTAGTACTTCCATTAGAACGGAACCTCCTCTTCAAATTCTACTTTAGGTATTTCAACATCTTCTCTTACTTCGGGAACCCACCAAACACGAATAGTTTTTCTTTTGCCATCCGTTGTCTTAAATTTTTTAGCATCGCTACATTTATTTCCATTATTTATTTCTTTAATTCTCTCTTGAATCTGTCCTTTAGAATAATGTGTAAAAGCTTTTTGTCTTAAAAATTCTATAAAAGAATCCATTTTAAAATGGACATACCCATCCATAATCCATGGTTTACCAATCAATAATTCTTCTGCCGATTGTGCTTGTACTCTTCCGTAACAAAAAGACTCAAGCAGTTGATTAAAATGTCCTTTGTAAGTTAGTTCTTCTGGTACTTCTATTTCATTAGCCTCTGCTAACAATCCGTTAATTAACACTTGCCAATCGCTTTCTTTTACTTTTGGCGGCATGAAGTTTTGTTGCTCCAGACATGCTATCTGAAATTTAGATTGTGATTGTAAATCAAAACTTGTTAACTCTAATCGCCTACCATCCAAATCTGCAAAGAACACTCTTGGTTCTGATTTAACAATAGATATACCTGTTATTTCTACTGCATCTACATTTGCACCAATGCCATACTTTCTTCTTTTACATAAAGATTTATTGCAATGTGATTTAATTGGTTCTTGATTACATGTATAAAAATATTCTTTCTTCTCTAATTGACCTTGTATCTGAACTATCTCTTGTGCCGATACGGGAC